GCACAGGCGTGTTCGGCACAAGTGCAATTCCTAATGCACAGCTAGCCAGCAGCTCATTAACGATTGGTTCGACAAGCATTGCACTTGGTGCAACCGCGACCACGGTTGCTGGGTTGACATCGCTTACGTCCACCACGCTTGAAGGCACAACTACCGTACGAATCGGTGCAGCAGATGCAGCAAACGGAATTGTTTTAAATTCCTCTGGCATCACATTCGAGGGTTCTGGTGCTGATGCGAACGAAACAACTATTTCAGTAACAAATGCCACCGCAGATCGTTCAATAGTTTTCCCAGATGCGGGTGGCACTGTAGCGCTACTCACGTCTTTAAGCGCAAGCAACAGCGGAACGGGACATGGGTCTTTGGCGTATGACGATGCAACTGGCGCCTTTACTTATACAGTAGTTACAGCTGCAAACATAAGAGGTGAAATCTCAGTCACTGATTCCGGAGGAGATGGGGCTCTTTCTTACGACTCGACTTCAGGAGTAATAACTTACACAGGACCCAGTCCAGCCGATGTACGCGCTCATCTTAGTGTTGGAGCAGGATCAGGGCTTACGTACAATAGCAGCACAGGCGTGTTCGGCACAAATGCAATTCCTAATGCACAGCTAGCCAACAGTTCTTTTACATTGGGCTCAACAGGAATTGCGTTAGGTGCAACTGCAACGACAATCACCGGCTTGACATCACTCACGTCAACTGCTGTTATCACTAATGACGGTGTTTCTGGTTTTGCGATTAGGGATGCAGACGACCTTTCAAAAATTGCGCGATTTGATAGCGGAACAATTTCTGCATCAACTACCCGCACATATACTTTTCCAGATGCAAGCGGAACGTTTTTACTTGGAGGAGCCGCAACATTTGCAGATGATGGTTTTAGGATAGAAGATAACAGTGATGCCACTAAGAAACTTGCTTTTGAATGCTCCAGCATTACTTCTGGGCAAACACGAACGATGACAGTTCCTGATACAAGCGGTACTATTTCAACTGAAAGTTTTGCCACTGCGATTGCAGTTGCATTAGGATAGAGCTATGTCAACACAAGTACAATTCCGAAGAGGAACCACTGCCGAGAACCAAGCGTTTACTGGTGCTGATGGTGAAGTTACAGTCGATCAATCCAAGAGAATCTGTGTTGTACACGACAGTACCACTCCTGGAGGGTTTCCTCTTTTAAGAGAAGACGGCACAAACTCTGCATTTTCTCTCGGTGCTTTAAACAGCTGCGCTTTAAAATTCGCAAATGATCCTAATACCGGACTAATTAGTCCAGGAGCAGATCAGCTGTCACTTGTAACAGGTGGAGTTGCTAGACTTACAATAGATGGAACAGGGTTTGTTTCGGTCCCAGGAAACATGCAGGTCAATGGAGATCTTACAGTTAATGGATCTATCGACTCTTCCGCTAACCTTGCACTTATTGTTGCTCTAGGCTGATATGGCAAACACTTTCAAAGTTGATACAAAATCTAGTCTGACTAACAGTGCGATTACGGATTCTGCCGCAGTTGTTGTTACCGCAGGTGGTTCGGCTACTCTTGTGCTTCTCAGTATTCTGGTTTCTAATAAAACAGGTGTAAGTGCTGATGTAGATGTTTATATCCAAACAAATACAGGTGATGATATTTACTTAATTCGCAATGCTCCTGTGCCAACAGGATCTTCTTTAGAGATCATCTCAGGATCAAAAATTATTTTAGAGTCCAGTGATCTTTTAAGAGCGCGTGCAAGTACTGCAACTAGTTTAGATATTGCAGTAAGTTATCTAGAACAAACTTAAGGAGGTACTTACTAATGGCACTTACTGATATTGATGCACAGCGTCTAGGAGACAGCGTCGGGGATAAGTTAGGTAATCGTAGTTTGATAATTAATGGGGGTATGAAAATTGCACAGAGGGGAACAAGCCAAACGAGCGTCAGTGACGGCTCAAATGACGGTTTTAATACAATAGATCGCTTTGGTATTGAGTTTGGCAACAGTGCTGGCGGGGTTTGCACAATCAGCCGAAATTCAACTGTTCCTTCTGGATACGGATTTTCCAATTCTTACAAAGTTGATGTTACCACTGCCGATACAAGTATCGCTGACGATCATTTAATTTATATCAGACAAGGGATTGAAGCTCAAAACGTTAGAAACTGTGGATGGGATTATACCAACACTTCTTCCTTTATTACTGTTTCTTTTTGGGCAAGATCGTCTAAAGCTGGCAACTATTGCTGTACCTTAAGAGCACAGGATGTCGGGCATTTTTATTACAATCATACCTATTCACTTGTTGCAAATACCTGGAAAAAGATAACATTTAGCGTTCCTGGGAATGCTAGTCTTGTATTAAATGATGATAATGGTTTAGGTATAGACCTTCGATGGAATCTTGCCATTGCAGCAAATCGCAATGATGCAACTACTAATAGTTGGCAAACTGGAAGTGAGTTTTCTTCAACTGAGATTGTAAATTTCTTTGACAGCACATCTAACGATTTTTATCTTACCGGCGTTCAATTAGAAAATGGAAACACAGCCACCTCGTTTGAACACAGAAGCTACGGTGATGATCTTGCTGGATGCCAAAGGTATTACTCTGAGAGCAACGGGGCCGGTGGGTGTCTTGAAATAGGTACAGCTATAATCTCCTCAAGAGTTGCCGGTCCAGTGAAATTTATGGTGCCAATGGTAGCAACTCCAACAGTAATTATTTACAGCACTGACCTTACGGCAGGCAAGATCAACCTTTACAATAGTTCCGGTGTCAATTTAGGCAGTGGTTTCGTTGCTGAAAACGTTACAGCAGCAGGATACAGGTACGTGGGGGATGGCTCAGGTTTAACAGGTGGCAACTTCTACTCTTGGAAGTGGACAGCCGACGCGGAGTTATGATTATGTATAAATTAATTTCAGACGACAACGGCAACACTGAAGCAATCCTGAGAACTGCTGACGTGGCATGTATCCCTATAGATGAGGGAAACAAAGACTATCGGACATACCTTGCTTGGCTAGCCGAAGGCAACGAACCACTACCCGCTGACTCAGGGCAGGACCCTTGGGCGCAAATTCGTTCTACCCGTGACCAGCTTATCAGTGCTTCTGACTGGACTATGACTCCTGGCGCCACCGTAGACCAGGCTCAGTGGTCTGCTTATCGGCAGAAGCTTCGTGATCTCCCACAGACTTACGAAAACGCAGCTGATGTTGTATGGCCGACTTTGCCTTCTGCATCAGGTCCGAATACAATAGAAGAATAAAAGAGCACTTAACTATGTCGTATATCGGTAATTCGCTGCAGACGGGACAACCTAATTATAAAATAATTGATGATATCAGTGGAAGCTTCAATGGTGTTACGACGAGCTTTCCACTTTTAGTAGGTGGTTTGGTTCCTGCTCCATTTCCTGTAAGCTCTCAACACTGTTTAATCTCAGTTGGTGGTGTTCTTCAAGAGCCAGATCCTACAGGTTCAGCAGGATACTTGCTAAGTGGTAACAATATTGTATTTAGTGCTGCTCCAAATTCAGGTCAATCTTTTTTCGGAACCGTTTTAGCTGGTGCAGATTATATCAATGTGGGTGGTAGTTTCCCTGATGGCACGGTATCACAACCGTCGATTACTTTTGATAGTGATTTAAATACAGGGATTTTCCGTTCTGGTGCAGACCAACTCAGTATCACTACGAGTGGAGCGACACGGACAACGGTTGACAGCGCTGGCCGGTTGGGGATCGGAACGGAGAGCCCATCCATGCTTTTGGATGTCAAGGGAACTGTAACTGCTGGCGGAGGAAGTGACGAAGATTGACAGCAATGGAACATAGGATCTGACAATGTAAAATCTGAAATTAAATATGTTGATACTGCTGCCCTAAGAGGCATGCGCTTTGGTACATCTACTGCCCATGCTTTAGGTCTACAAAGTAGCAATACCGAGCGGATCAGACTTGATTATGACGGAGTGAATTATATTCAGAATAGTAGTGCAGCATCTCAATTAAGGATTGGAACTCTCGATAAGATCAGTTTTGAAGATAGAGAGCATACACTCACTGTATATGGTCACTCGACTGATGACTATACCCTATTGAGAGGTTGCAATGTTAAAGATGGAACACCTGTTTTTGATGCATATGTAAATGGAACCAGATCAATTGAAATCGAATCAGATGGCGGTGTTAATAGCCAAGGCCCATACACTAACGTTTCCGATCAAAGATTAAAGGAAAACATTGTGGATTCTCCTTCTCAATGGGATGATGTGAAGGCATTGAGAGTTCGTAAGTTTAACTTTACAGAAGCTTCTGGATATCCGATGAATCCTAAAATTGGTTTCATCGCACAAGAAGTAGAACAAGTTTCACCTGGACTTGTGAAGACGAGATATTCTTATGACGAAGATGGTCAACAAATTGTTGATAGTGATATGAAACTTGTTAAAACAACTGTAATAACGACTAAAGGATTTAAGGCTCTTCAAGAAGCAATGGCAAGGATTGAAACCCTTGAAACACAAAACGCCTCCCAAGCCGCCACTATCACGGCGTTTGAGGCACGACTTACTGCACTTGAAGGAGGTGCATCATAAGCACTATCAAAGCAAATCGCTACGTCACATCTTGACGGCTTGCTGAACCAGCTGGCATTAAAAGGATAACTCCGTTAGAATAGATTTATCTAGAAGTCGTTTACTGTGTCATACATAGGGAGACAACCGGCTCGCGGACAGAATCGAGAAATAGACGACATTTCAGGTTCTTTTAACGCGATCTTAACCTCGTTTAATTTGGCGGTAAGCGGCACAGCTGTTTATCCAGCGAGCACGAATCAGCTTTTTGTATCTATTGGAGGGGTACTTCAGAACCCGAGCACAGACTATACCGTATCTGGAGCTCAAGTTACCTTCACAACTGCGCCTGCGAGTGGTCTTAGTTTCTTTGCAATTATGCAAGGGGATGCGGTTGATATCAATACCCCAGCTGACGGCACTGTTACAGAAGCTAAACTCGCATCCGACTTTACAGGAGCCACTGGCGGAGCAGGTAACCACGTATTTCACCTAAACGAGAAGGTTGTGAATACTAGTTATTCAATTCCTGCGAATCGTAATGCACTGAGCGCAGGACCGATTACAATTAATACAGGTGTTGTAGTCACGATACCAGCTACAAGCACATGGGTAGTGTTCTGAGGTAATTTATGGCAATTACAATTGATGGAACTGGTACTATCGGCGGCATTACTGCCGGTGGTTTACCTGATGGGATAATCACAGGAAATGACTTAGCCACTGGTGCAGTTACTGGAGAGAAGTTAGGCACCAAAACATTTGTTAGCTACGCAGCCATTTGTGACCAAAAGGCGTCAGGCACTGCTGGGGGCACCTTTAATAATTCTGCTTGGAGAACTCGTGATCTAAACACCGAAACCACTGATTCTGATAACATCGTCTCTATTCTGAATAATCAATTTACTTTAATTGCTGGAAGTTACTTAATTACGTGGAGAGCACCAGCCTATAGATGCGGTAGACACCAGTCAATTCTTTATGACATAACAGCTGGTGCCATTGTGGGAAGGGGGCAAAGTACATTGAGTGATTCTGGTGTTGACGGTGATGTAAATGAGTCATATGGCAATCTTCGCGTCACATTTAATTCAAGCAACACCTATGAAGTCCGACATCAATGCGCTGTAAGTGAACCAACCTATGGCTTGGGCTATCCTTGCTCCATGGGTCTTGAACAATATACAAATGTCGAAATCTACAAGGAGGCTTAAATGGACATTAACGCTGCGATTGATCAGCTTGGTTTAAATGCCAACACCTATAGACTTACTCAATCCGTACCGCCGCATACCATTGTTCAATGGAACGGTCCTGATGCTCAGCCAACAGATGCAGAGCTTGAAGCCGCTTGGATCTTATGTCAAGCACAGGAATACAAAGCTAAACGCGCACCTGAATATCCATCAGCCGCTGACCTTGCAGATGGCTTGTATTGGGCGAGCAAAGGTGACGACACAAAACTAACTGAGTACTATGCAGCTTGTGAAGCTGTTAAAATTAAATATCCGAAAGGAGGTGCAGAATAATGGCTATTAAATTAAACGGCTCCACATCTGGTTCAATTCAACTAAACGTGCCTGCTGCCGTAACTGGCGGTGATGTAAGCCTATCTGTTCCTGGTGCTGGAACACTTGATCGGCTTGAGCGTGTTGGCAATATTTTGCAGGTTATTCAAGTCGTAAAAACTGACAGAGCAAGCGTCACTGGCTATAATTGGGCAGATACCGGTTTATCAGTAAATATTACGCCTACAAGCACTGCTAGCAACATTCTTGTGCTGGCCAATGTTCACTTAGGCAGTAGTAATGGTTACGACAAGAAGCTAAAACTTGTCAGGGATTCAACCGATATTGGCCTAGGCGACGGGAATGGCGGTCGGCCTGCGGTCACTAGCGTGGTAAACAGTTTTGACGTTGACCAACCCGAATATAATGTAATGCCTACCGTAATCTCATATTTAGATACTGGCGTAAGTACAACAAGCCAAGTAACTTATAAAGTGCAGTTTGCTGCTTACAGTACATTCGTAGCGTATATTAATCGTACCTCCTCATTCGGACTTGACGGCGCTAACACGCCAGCCCAATTCGACAGCACCCCAATATCAACACTTACATTAATGGAGGTAGCAGGATGAATCACGAAGCTATTTATCGGGCTTACTCAAATGTTGTTAGTATTAATGACAGCACTGGTGCCTTTGATGCTGAAGGCAATCAAGTCACACTTGATCAGTCAGTCGTTGATGCTGCTGCTATTGAGGTTGCAGCGGAACAAGCACTTGTAAGACTACGCAGCAAACGTAACCGTCTAATTGCTGAAACCGATTACCTAGCGTTAGCTGACGCAACACTTACTGACGAAATGTCAACGTATCGTCAAACTTTGCGGGATCTACCTGCAAACACAACTGATCCAGCCAACCCTGTTTGGCCTACTAAGCCAGGAGGCGCATCATGAGTACCGTCAAGGTTGATTCGATCAAGCACACTTCCACTGATGTTGGAGGAATTGTTATTGATGGATCGGGTCACGTCACAGTTGACGACATACAGATGCCAACTGCTGGGCCGTTGAGTAATAGGAACCTTATTATTAATGGGGCGATGCAGGTGGCGCAACGTGCAACCAGCGCAACAGGTTTAACAAACGGCTCTGATCCATTTCAAACCGTTGATCGTTTTAGGTTTCTTGAGCAAGGTGCGCCAACCTATGCGTTTACGATGACCCAATCAACGGATGCTCCTGTTGGTTTTAGTAAATCATTAAAATTAGAATGTACTACAGCACAAGGATCTTTAGCCGCTGGTGATGTACTCGGTATTGATCAATATGTTGAAGCACATAACTTACAACAACTGAATTACGGCACATCTGATGCTAAAACTATTACTTTAAGCTTTTGGGTTAAATCCAACAAAACTGGTACATTTGTTGCTTTTTTTTATGGGGATGATTCAGACAGATCTTGTACGCATTCTTATACGATTAATGCCGTCAACACTTGGGAATATAAAACAATAACAGTTGCTGGTGACACTGCAGGAGTTATAAATGATGATAATGGCAGAGGTCTTGCTGTTAGGTGGTATTTAGCATCAGGTACTACTTACAGTTCAGGTACTGCTTCAACTACTTATCAAACTGATGTTGACGCGAATAGAGCGGCAGGTCTTAATGTAAACTTGGCGGACACCGTATCTAATACTTGGCAAATCACTGGCGTCCAATTAGAGGTCGGTTCCAAGGCCACCCCGTTTGAACATCGAAGCTATGGTGATGAATTAGCTAGGTGTCAGCGGTATTACGAAGTTCATGGAGTTCAATTGGACACAGCTCAAAACGGCAGTGGCACTGGGTATGGTACTTGGTACTTTAAGCAAACGAAAAGAGCTACCCCATCCACTTCTAGTGACTCGGGTGGCATATTTACTGGCACAAACGTACTCAGCTCTACGGGGTGGCAGATTTATGGCTCGGCAAGTGCGCTTAGAATGACGGTTAATGCTTTCGTTTCCTCGGAGCTTTGAAACATGTACAAATTATCGAATAACGCTGATGGTGTTGTTTACACTGTCGTTAGGCTTGAAGATCAACTTATTATGACTTTAGGAGATCATAATAACAGTGATGAATATCAAGAATATCTTGCCTGGCTAGCCGAAGGCAACGAACCACTACCCGCCGATGAGGG